CATCGCCGAATCCGTTGGACTGGAAATCCATCTTTCATACAAGAATGAAACCTGATGCCAAGCAAATCACCCGCACAGAAGCGCCTGATGCAGGCGGCAGCGCACTCCCGGTCGTTCGCAAAGAAGGTCGGCGTCCCTATGTCCGTCGCAAAGAAGTTCGTGCGGGCGGACAAGGCGAAGGCAGCCAAGCGCCGCGCCCGATAGGCCGACCGCCAGAGCCCGTCCCTCAAGACCTAGCCGACGAACTCGTTGCATGGTTGGCCGCTGGCAAGCCGCTGCGGGAATGGTGCAGACTTGAAGGCAAGCCGCATTTCACCGTGGTCTACGACTGGAGGGCCAAAGATTCAGCGTTTGACCTACGCATCGCGCAGGCGCGTGAGGACGGGCATGACGTGATCGCCGACGAGTGCAAGGAACTGGCCGACACCAAGCCAGCCGATCAGGTCGAGGTCGCATGGCGTCGCCTCCAGGTTGAGACGCGGCTCAAGCTCCTCGCCAAGTGGAACCCCAAGAAGTACGGCGACAAGGTCGGCGTGGACCATGCCGGCGGCGTGAACCTGACCGTCATCACGGGCGTGCCAAGTGCCGATAAGTCTTGACTACAACCCGCGGCAATGGCAGCGGGAATGTCACCTGAAGCGCAAGAGGTTCACCGTTCTCGCGCTGCACCGACGTGCTGGCAAGACGGAACTTGCCATCATGGAGCTTCTTGACAAGGCTCTGAAATGCAAGCAGCCGCTCGGGTTCTACGTGTACATCGCTCCGTTCCTTCGCCAGGCCAAAGCCATCGCTTGGGCGCGTCTGAAGGACAAGCTTCGCCCGATGCGCACAACCGGGGCCATCGACATCAACGAGGTGGATCTGGCCGTCGTGTTCAAACACAACGGCGCGACCATCCGCCTGTTCGGCGGCGACAACCCCGACGCCCTGCGCGGCGTCCGTCTCGACGGCTGCGTGATTGACGAGGTCGCGCAGATCAAGCCCGAGGTCTGGACCGACATCGTGCAGCCTGCCCTGTCCGACCGCAAGGGCTGGGCGATGTTCATTGGGACGCCGTCTGGCATCAACCTGTTCAGCGAGCTGTTCTACCGCTCCAACGGCCTCGAGGACTGGTGGTCTGCCCTTTATACCGTCGATGATACGGACGCCATCGACCGTGACGAGGTCAAGCGCCTGCGCCGCGACATGCCAGAGTCGGCGTTCGCACGCGAGTACCTGTGCGACTTCAGCGCAGCCGGCGACGATCAGCTCATTACGCTGTCCGACGCTGAGTCAGCGGCACGGCGCCGATACTCAGACGGCGACATCATTGACGCGCCGCTCGTTGTCGGCGTTGACCCGGCCCGGTTCGGTGATGACCGTAGCGTCATCATGCTGCGCCAAGGGCTAGTAGCGTTCGAGCCGCAGATTTACCGAGGCATCGACAACATGAGCCTGGCAGGTCGGGTAGCCAACGTCATCGAGGAGCGCGACCCGGACGGCGTGTTCATCGACGTCGGCGGCGGGGCAGGCGTGATCGACCGCCTGCGACAGTTGGGCTATGGGATCGTGGAAGTGAACTTCGGCGGCAAGCCCAACAACCCCGGCCTGTTCGTCAACAGGCGCACCGAGATGTGGTGGACGATGCGGGAATGGCTCGAGCAGGGCGGCTCGATCCCCAACGACCCGTTCCTGAAGGCCGAACTCGCCACCCCAACGTACTCGTACGACAGCAACGGCAGACGGGTGCTTGAGTCCAAAGACGAGATCAAGCGCCGGCTACAGGGTGGGGCGAGCCCGGACATCGCCGACGCGCTAGCGCTGACGTTTGCGTTCCCCGTCGGCAAGCAGCTCCCACGCGAGGTGCGCGACCGCATCGACACTCGGCCAGGAGACTACGACCCATACGAGGGCATGGAATGATCCGACTAGCAACCCGCGATGACGTTCCTGCGATGCTGACGATGGGCAGGCAGTTCATCCAGTTCAGCGAGTACAGGACGTTGAACGACCATCTAACCGACGAGCAACTAGCGAACGGTATAAGCGCGGTCGTTGACTGTGGCGTGTCGTTCGTTGCGCTCGACGGCGAGCGCATCATCGGCGGCATCCTTGGCGTGGTCGGCCCGCTCTGGTTTGCGCCGCACGTTCAGACCGCCGTTGAGCTCGCGTGGTGGGTTGACCCTGCGCATCGTGGCATGGCAGGCATCAGGCTCATGCAGGCGTTTGAGGGAGAGGCCAAGCAACGCGGTTTGAAGTACGTGGCGATGAGCGATCTCGTGATGAATGGGCGAGATGAGACACCTGCCGCAAGAATCCTCGGCATCATGGGTTACACTCTGACCGAACGGATGCATTCCAAGGAGATTTGACATGGCAGCGATTAGCACCCTTGCCGCAATGGCGGCAGCAACGGCAGCGATGGCAGGAACTGGGTACGCGATCTCTTCAGGTGAGCGTGCCAATAAGGCGCAGGAACAGGCACTCGGCGAGCAGCGTCAGGCTCAGAACCAGGCCGCCGCGCAGGCCGCATCGCAACAGCGCCGCAGTGCGCAGCGTATGGCAGCAGCCAACCGTCGGCAGCCCAATATGTCGGCAATCATGGAAGGCGCGGCTGAGGGCGCAGGGGGCGGACCGAGCAGCACCATGCTGACCGGACCGACTGGCGTCAACCCGATGGATCTGTCTCTCGGGCGCAGTTCACTCCTTGGAGGGTAATCGTGAGCGAATACACCAGCGACGCACAGTCATACCCAAGCGCACCGACACGCGACAAGTTGTTCACGCGATGGGGGCAGCTCAAGTCTGAGCGGGCGTCGTGGCTTTCGCACTGGCAGGAGATCACGACCTACCTGCTCCCGCGCAACGGGCGCTACTTCCGCCAGGACCGCGACAAGGGCTGGCGCCGGCACAACAACATCTACGACAACACGGGCACCCGCGCACTGCGCACGCTCGGCGCTGGCATGATGGCGGGCGCCACGAGCCCAGCGCGTCAATGGTTCCGCTTGGCAACCGCCGACCCGGAACTGAACTCGTACCAGCCAGTCAAGTTGTGGCTGGACGACGTAACGCGCCGCATGCAGTTGGTGTTTCAGAAGTCCAACACCTACCGCGCCCTGCACACGATGTACGAGGAACTCGGCGCGTTCGGTACGGCCACGAGCATCGTGCTGCCCGACTTCAAGAACGTCATCCACCACTACCCCGTCACGACTGGCGAGTTTTGCATCGCTACCGACGCGCAGGGCCGCGTTGACACGCTGTACCGCGAGTTCGAGATGACGGTCGCCGCGATGGTCAAGGAGTTCGGCTACAAGAACTGCTCGGTCACCGTGCGCAACATGTGGGATCGCGGCACGCTTGACCAATGGATTCCGGTCATCCACGCCATTGAGCCGCGTTCCGACCGCGACCACAAGAAGCGCGACAACAAGAACATGGCGTGGGGTTCGTGGTACTTCGAGGTCGGCGGCGAGGACGGCGTGTTCCTGCGAGAGAGCGGGTTTGAGCAGTTCCCCGCGCTCGTCCCGCGCTGGGCCACCGCCGGCGGCGACATCTATGGCAACAGCCCTGGCATGGAGTCGCTTGGCGACATCAAGCAGCTCCAGCACGAGCAGTTGCGCAAGGCCCAGGCCATCGACTACCAGACCAAGCCGCCGCTCCAGGTGCCCGTGTCGATGAAGAACCGCGACGTCGAGACGCTGCCCGGCGGCATCTCGTTCGTGGACGGCGCGTCAGCCGGCATCAAGACGGCGTTTGAGGTCAACCTCAACCTCCAGTACCTGCTGAACGACATCCAAGATTGCCGCGAGCGCGTGCGTGGTGCGTTCTACGCTGACATGTTCTTGATGCTGGCAGGCCAGCCGAACACCCGCATGACGGCCACCGAGGTCGCCGAGCGCCACGAGGAGAAGTTGCTCATGCTCGGGCCCGTGCTCGAGCGCCTGCACAACGAACTGCTCGACCCGCTGGTGGACATCACGTTCACGCGCATGTTGCAGGGTGGCATCATCCCGCCAGCGCCCGAGGAGTTGCAGGGCATGGACCTGAACGTCGAGTTCGTCAGCATGCTCGCCCAGGCACAGCGTGCCATCGGCACGAACTCGGTGGACCGCTTCGTCGGCAACCTCGGCCAGATCGCCACGATGAAGCCGGACATCCTCGACAAGTTTGACAGCGACCAGTGGGCCGACATCTACGCCGACATGCTTGGCGTGGACCCGTCGCTAATCATCGCCGACAAGGAGGTCGCGGCCATCCGCACCGCCCGCAACCAGGCGATGGCGGCCAAGGAGCAGTCAGCGGCATTGCAACAGTCGTCGCAGACCGTCAAGAACATGGCGCAGGCTCCGACTGGGCAACAGAACGCATTGACCGACGTGATGAACATGTTCAGCGGATACACCAGCCCATCGGCGCTGGAAGTTTGAAAGGACCACCATGCCATACCTGAAGCAAGGCAACAATTTCCTGTACGACAGCACGACCAACGACATCATCGGCATCAAGGACGCGGACGGCGGCGAGATGTATTTCTCGATCATGCGGAACGAGCCGACTTACGCCACTACAACCACAGCTGTGTCAATCGTCGCTCCTGCCGCGACTTTCACCACGCTGACCTACGAGGACAGCAGCGGCAGCGTGCGTTTGGTGAGCGCCGGCATCCATAGCCTCACGAACGCAGTCGCGCAGAACAAGCTCGTTCGCGTCACTTGGGCTGGCGGTACTGGCGTCAACGGCCTGTACACCGTCACCGATGTCAGCGCGGCCACTACGAAGATCACCATCAACTATCCGCACGCTGCCGGTCTCGGCACTCCAACCGTGACGGTTGTCGGTAACGACATTACTCTTGCTTCGGTGACCATTCCGGCGAACGCGATTAAGCCCGGCATGGAACTTGAGCTTGACGCGCTGTTTGCGATGACGGGAAGCGCCAACAACAAGATCTTCAAGGTCAACATCGGCGATGCTGGATGGTATTCGCAGACTGTTGCCGCATCGAACGTGAGCCTGTCCGTTGATAAGCAGGCGTGGGCGAACACGGCCACGACTCTGGTCTCGAACGCTCTCGCGGCACCGGGACACGGTGCGTCAACTGGCGCAAACGTCACCATGACCCCGACTGGCGGATTCGGCATCGCGCAGACGTTCGCCATCACCGGGCAGATTGCGACCGCCGACGAGTTCATCACGCTCGAGGCGTGGAATCTCAAGATCACCAGCACGTGACAGTACCCGTAAACATTAGTTACAGGGATACAGTCCAACCGTGAGCAATTACGACCCCCTCGACATCCGTGGTCAGGAGCGCAGCAAGGCCGAGCGCGACCAGCGCGAACGCCTTGAACGCGAGAACGAGGCCGCCGACGTCAAGTGGCTGATGAACAACAAGCGTGGCCGGCGCATGGTGTGGCGGTTGTTGGACAGGGCCGGAGTGTTCCGGTCATCGTTCGCCACCAACAGCATGACGATGGCATTCTCTGAAGGTAACCGTAACTACGGCCTACAGTTACTTGGTATTATCCACGCCGTATGTCCGGAACTTTATCCGGTCATGTTGAAGGAACGCACCAATGAACGAACCAACGACGATGCTGGCGACCCCAACCAGTGAGGCGCCCACATCATCGAATGCCAGCAACACCTCCGCGACGGCGGAGAAGTTGTATGGCGAGCAGAAGGCGTCTGCACCTCAGACTGCGCCCGCCGATACGGCCAAGGCGCAGGACGCCCCTGTGACCGGACAGGCAGAGAAGGCCGCCGAGGCACCCGCCGACGCCAAGCCGACCACGCCTGAGAAGTACGAATTCAAGGCTCCTGAAGGTCAGGAGTTTGACGGTGACACCATCACCGCGTACTCGGAGGTCGCACGGGAACTCAAGCTGAGTCAGGACGCTGCGCAGAAGCTGCTTGACGTCATGGGCCCGAAGATGGCCGAACGTCAAATGGCTCAGATTCAGGCCGTTCAGGGCGCTTGGATGGAGGCATCCAAGCAGGACAAGGAATTCGGCGGCCC